GCTTTGCATCAATATGGTAATTCATATTCATGTCTTGGGCTTGCAAGACGGTATCTACGAAATTGCTCAGCGATCTATTTGTACGAAATGGATCATACTTTGGATCACCAGCTATCCCTAATTCGAGATAGCGATCCTTAGTGTTTATTGAATTTTCATAACGCCAATCATAGGGCTGCTTCTTGTCATCACTCACTTGAACTCTATATTAACCATAACTTCAGCTAGGAATGCCATAACGTTTACTTCTGGATCAGCAGAGAATGCTGACTGAAATTGGTATTTGGCAACTAGCATAACAAGCAATGGTACGTCTTGAGATGGTACAACAATTAGCGAGGCATCATAGAAGTCCCGCATAAGCTGAGAAGGATCTGAGTTAATGTTTTCCTTAACCCAGTGTCTAGCAGACGTATAGTCCTTCTCTTTCATCAGTCGTACAAGGCTACTAATATCAGTATTAGTAGAGACAAGAATACCGCTGTCAATAACACCGAAGGAAGCATAACGTTGTAGCTCATTAAGGGCTCTACGCCAATCGGGATAATACTTCTGGATAAGTGAAGCAACCACCTTGTTGTCAAATGTGACATTCTCGTTCTCTAATATCTCACATGTTCTCTTGAAGAATTGCCCTGCTAGTTTAGTCGCTTCCTTCTTCGAAATTGTAAAGTCGATGACAGAGCATCTTGAGTGCAATGCTGGAATGATCTTGTTCTTATAATTACAAGTTAAGATAAACCCGCAATTCTTAGCAAATTCCTCCATAAAGCTACGCAGACTCTTCTGCGCATCAGGTGTTAGGTTATCCGCTTCGTCTATGATAACATACTTTCTTCCACCAGCAAACGAAACTGTACTGGCGAATCCAGCAATTTCGTTTCTTACAGCATCAATACCACGATTAAGCGAGCCATTGATAAGCATGTAATCAGCACCAATCTCGCTTAACATTGCCTTTGCAACAGTAGTTTTACCTACTCCTGCTGAGCCTGTTAGTAGTAGATTAGGAATATTCTCTTGTGTTACGAATTGTTGGAAGTGTCCCTTTAGTTCCTTCTGTAATATGATGTCATTAATTGTTTGCGGACGGTATTTCTCCGTCCATAAGAACTGCTCTTCCCGAACTAGCATTAGAACTTGCTATGATGTTCTGCAGCAATCCAATATTCAACATCTGGACTTCCAAAGTAAACAACACCTGAACCAGTCTTAGATTTTGGTGGTGTAATTGTAACGTCATAATCAACTGGGATAAGACGCAAATTCTCAATCTTAATGAAGATCTGATATACCGCTTCTGTAGCCGCAATTGTTCTGTTGTACATATTTGAAGTTATGTTCTTTGAATTGGTAGTTTGCAGAGTTACGTTCTTGCCGTCTGCTACAAATACAATCTCTGGAAGAGCCAGTACTGAAGCAGCCTTAGTAATATCTGCTAGCACATCCTTTGTCATTCTAAACTTCAGGTTTGTCTTTGGTGCTTCAAACTCTCTCTCTGGAGGAGTAATGATATTTGCAGGATCAGCATAAAAGTATTGGATAGATGCTGACTTGTCTTCATTAGTCAACATGACAAATCGGTCATCACTTAGGTCCATAAATGGCTCTTCAAATAGTGACAAAGCAGAGATAAAATTGCCTAAATCGTAGATGGCAAAATCACTTTCTATTTCCTGCTTTAGCTTAGCTTTAGCAATAACGCCTGAGCTTAGTGAGATCGTCTTTAACACATTACCCTTCTTAAATGCAAGAGAAGGGTTAATGTTAGCAAAGTTCTTTAGAATATCAACGGTATTAGTATCAAGTTTCATTATATAAATTCTCCAATTACTTCTTAGGTTTGCCGCCAAGCTTACTTGGATCGGCTGTGGGGTTAGCACCAATTGATGCAAGCGCTGCTAGCGAGCCACCAAAAATATAGGTGCCTACATGCTGCATTTTCATCCAAGGACAGAACCATGTCTTAAGTCCGATGTCCTGGGCCTTCTGACAGAACCAATAATCCTCTGACAGATAACGCAGAGTCTTTGGATCTATCTCAGCCTGGAAGTATTGCATAATTAGTCGTGAGCCGTCAAAGTGTTCTGTACGAACATGGTCCGGTCTATATTCATATTGTTTATATGAATCAGCAAACTTCTGCATAGCAGACTTGGCAACCATCATAAATCCAGTACCAATCTCTAGCACTTCAACCGGCTCGTCAATTCTAAATGAGGTTACACCCTTTGGGTTAAACACATAGTCACCAACATAGTTCTCAAGCTGGTTTGCATCGTCATCAGCTACACCCTTGTCGACTGCTAGCTTAATCTTTTCCCAGCTAATGCACTTCTTAGGGTATGGTCCACCAATGATCTGGTACTTCTCTTCCTCATTTGCCTGCAACGCCATAAGTGCAATAACGTCTTGAGGGTTGAATCCGATGTCTGCGTCAATGAACATTAGATGCTGCATTGGTCCACGCATAAACTCGTCGCAACAGTAGTTCCGAGCACGAGTGATTAGAGACTCATTGAACAGGTAGTAAAACTGTATTGGTATGTTGTTCTGTGCACAAATAGCAGCCAGGTCATTACAAGACTTTGCAAACATACCAGCACACATTCCACCGTACATTGGAGTTGCTATAAAAAGTCCTCTCTTCTGTAGTACGGAGGTATCAATCTTAATTTCCATTCTTATTCCTTTTAGATTCAGATATTTTTTTCTTCACTTCATCAGACCTAGGTATACCTTTATTAGCTTTTGAAATGGCTTGTCTTTGTTTGTCAGAAATAGTTTTGCCTAAGTTAGCTTGACTTATTTTTTGTTTGGTTTCTTCAGAAAGAATTTTACCTAAATTGGCTTCTCGAATTTTTTGTTTTGTTTCTTCTGATCGTGGACCATATTTGTTCCCTTTTCGGGATTGACTTATTTTTTGACTTATAGATAACCTTTGTTGTTCTTTTTCTGACCAATGTTTCCAATTATTTTGAAGGTTATAATAACGCTTACCAAATTCTTCATTTGGAATCATATTAAGATAGTAATCTTCAAGCTCAAATAGTCGTTCACGTATTGTAGTTCTTTTTAATATACGACGTTTAAAATCTTCAGGTCTTCTGGTATATGCCATTCGCATCCAATTAGATGAACAAATATATCCATCATCTTCTTGTCCCCAATGACATCCTACATAATATCTTTTATGCTTGCGATCATACCAAATATAAACAAACCCATACTTCATTTTTAATCTCCTGATTAGTGTTCAGGAGTATTTATACAAAGAGTGTTTTCACTTCATCCTACTTAATATGTTAAAAAACTCCTGCTTCAATGAAGGATCATCACGAAATGCACCACGCATAATTGAGGTAGACATGTCTGACTCATGTTCCTTAACTCCTCTATGCGTCATACAGAAATGTTCAGCTTGCACAACAATTGCAACGCCCTTGGCCTCTGTAAACTCTTCAATTATATCGGCAATTTGTTGTGTCATTTCCTCTTGAATTTGAGGACGACTTGCTATCCAGTCTACTAAACGATTAAACTTGGAAAGCCCAATTACATTCTCACCTGGAAATATACCAACATAGCATTGTCCTGCAATTGGCATCATATGATGAGCGCAGGTAGAACGTACAGTAATTGGTCCTGTTACATATATCTGATCGTAATTTGATACGTTGGGGAATGCAGTGACACGTGGTGGTGGATCATATCGGCCTGAGAATATTTCTTGGCAAAACATCTTGGAAACTCGCTTAGCAGTTTCCTTAGTATTGTGATCCGAAGAAGTATCTATAACAAGAGCTTTGAATACAGCTTCTAAATGCTCTTGTACTTCTGCTTGTATTGCTTCTTTGTCACCATCTAACATAAAATGGCTAATGTTATCGTTAGCTAAGAAAGGATGTCCTTCCGCAATTAGCTGTTCACGTAGTCTTTCACTTACCTTCATCAAACCTCATTTTATAATATTGTTTATCATTGCATCAGCACGCAGGTATTTATATCGCAAAGCCAACCTCTGATGGTTTAATGTTTCTGCATATCTATCATAATTGCCAATAATGTGATGTATCATATTTATAAGCTGCTCTTTGTATTCAATAAACTTATCCCACGACTCAGTCCACTCTGATGGATATTTAAAATCAGGATGATACATTTCTGAATATGAAGCACGATCAGGAACAAGAGGAATTGCGCCAGCAAGTACACCTTCCATAACAGAGATACCTAAGTTTTCATGTAAGGCACATGAGAATATTACCTTAGCCTTTGCTAAGTGCTCATAATATTCTATTTTAGATAAGCCTTTATCTTGGGTAATATCAAACGTAAATGTCTTAGCTAGTTCCCGAGCTATCTCAGGCTGCTTATCACTATTAAGGCGATGAGGAAAAGCAACAATATCTTGCTTAACATGCTGTTTTCTTATATCACGTATCTGCTGTATAATTGGATCGTGTGGCTGACCAGATCGTATCATCTTGTCACTGTTTAAGTACTGAGTAACTTGAAGATTTTCAGCAAACATTTCCTTGTGAAAATTGGTTGCAAAATAGTTATACCGTATGCAGTTGAACAATGCAAGTTCGAAATGAGTAGGCCAGCTTGGATTCAGCTTCATGCCTAGTATGTCAGTTGGGTCATATGCGCCAGCATGCCAAATACCGTGAATGGTAACTGGAATATCTAGCAACTCTGACATATATTTTACTGCTGGAATACCGAAATGCCAGGCATCAGTAAATAGAAACTGATCCCATGGCTCGATTAAATTATCTGAAAACAGTCTAGATATGTACTCGATCTGCGTTGCCTTATAGACATTCGTACGAGCAAAATCCAAGAAAGCACCTGGGGTGGTTACATCCGCCACCTTAGCACCATCGACTGTAATCACCTCAACGTTATCTGCCGCAGCCTTGATAAGTCGAGGAATGTTAGTATACCATTGCTTGGTATACCTTTGATCAATTGGTTCAATTGGAACCACATAAACTTTTTTCTTATTTAGTGTATTCAAGGACTGCACCATTTTCATCATCCTCATAAACACGAATTGTCATATCCCTAAATGGATATTGCATCATCAAATACACTAGTAATTCGTCTGCAATCATTTCACATGATTTATAATCCAGAGCTAAAGCCCCATCACCATACATCTTCTCAAGCTCACGCTTAAGCATAATAAACTCAACATCCCTATCAAGATGAAATACTTCCATCTTCACATAAAAATGAAACATGTGACGATGCAAATAACCAAGATATGCAACATCTTTTAGCTTTGGATTTATCAAAGCATCTGGATAGACGTGTACGCCTTCTTTTTGGAAGGAAACTTCAATAAACGTTTGTAATCCCATATTAAAATTCCAATTCTGCTGGCTTATCTGATACACGCTTTGACTTTGCTAGATTGCCGTGCTTGTCCTTCCAACTAAGGAATGACTTGAGATCCGGCATATTGCAAGCCGCAATAATCTCACGACCCAGCTTGTTCTTAACAGCCATGTCTATCAAAAATTTCTTGCTTAAAAGAGACTGTTCTATGTCGTATGTGAAGTTGGCAATTGCTCCACAGTAAAATCCAGTCTGTACATGATAGTACAGCTTCATGCGCTCAATGTCAATATGTTTCGCTTCACGATCATGATAAAATGAAGAATCTGAGTTTACAGCCTTGTGGAACAGTTGCATGTCAATGCCCTTTTCTGCCCATTGAAATCTCTTGTTTAAATCTTCATATAGCTCAATGTACATGTGATTAACGAAGCCGTTTGGATTTACAAGTGTCCTGTTAATAGGATAACCACCATTAAGATAATAGAGACCAATCGAAACGCCTGAAGTATGCGTAGTAGAATCATACGATAGATGAGTGTTTTTGGGGTAGAAACCAGCTTTGATAAATGCGAGATAAGGTAAGAGCCTACGCACAGAACCAACACCAAGTATATGAAAATATGGGTCATCCATCTGAAAAGGCAAGTGCGGCGCATAAGCGGCTCTTTCAAAATCTTCTAACAAACCAGTTCCCAGGGCAGCGGCTCCCATTGCTAGTCCGCCAATATGCTTGAAGTATGAGCTCGGTATCTCCTTCAAAAGATACTCCACCCATAACATATATGACTCATAGTCGTTGCCCTGAGATATAATCATCGGTTTAGCTGTTGTCTTTTCATCTAAGAACAGCTCTATCTGCCGACGTATGTTCTTTCCTGTAAGTCTTGCAAATGACTCCAGCTTATCCTTATCATAAAATCTGTTTGCTGTACTGTTGCGTCCTGAGCGATCTCCCTTAACACCGATTGGTATCTCGTCAAAGCTCATAGCAATATCAGAACAGTCTGCCTGTACCTTATATACTGAGTCTTTTAACTCGTCAGTAATCGTCTTGCCTTGAGTGATAATCTGCAAGCCACCTGAGTCAGCATGTATGGTATGGATGCTATGCCGATAATGCTCTTTAAATCTCGGACCAAAATCCTGTTCAGTAAAGGCATTGAATAGCAGGGAAAACTTGTGTCCATGAAGGCCGTTTAGTCCAGCAAAATAGCTGTTGATTACTTCAAGTACTTCAGGAGTTTCAAGGGTAGCAACAGCTAGTATTCGTGTATGAGCAGTACCAGAGGCAACGTATTCTAGTGTTGTCACTTTTTATATGTTCCTAATATGTAATCCCAAATTGGTGACGATACACCAAAATTCATCTCTATGCCTTCAATATGATGAAGCTCATGGTTACGAACTAGAGCTGGAATATACTTTGTAAAAATGTTCTTATGATGAATTGTGTCGTGTACTGCCATGTATATAAAGTAACCTATAATAAATCCAACAAAGAAAGGCAAGCAACCTATTATGTAGGTTGTAAATGCTAATATCAACAGTGCGCCTGTTGTCTTGTATGAGGAGATACCAACATAAGCCATTTCATGTACATGATGCAGCCAATGCTCGTTACGATATGTTATGTGGAAATAATAACGATGTATCATGTATTCAGCAAATGACCAAGTAGCAATACCTGCAAATATCCATAAACTGAAGCCGCCAATGTACAGTGACGCAATCACAATTAAAGGGACAGTAATAAAATCAGTATAGTAATCTGACTTCTTTTGATACCAATTTTTGGATATAGCCATTATGCCTTTCCGACATATAAATGCATTTGCAGATTAAGTCTAAGTCCATGTGTAAGAGCATAATCAGCAGCCCATTCATGGTTAGCCTGGTTCTCTTTCAAGTTAAGCAATCCAGGTGTCCAGAATGAGATAACTTCTTCTACGGTTGAACGTTGTTCTAATGATGTACTGTTGGAGTTACGAGCAGTCTTAGCTGCCTGAGGTTCTTCATTGTAGATATTCATTGGTGAAACAAATACGTCTCCACCTGATGACGTCTGCCAGTCCAATGCCCATTGAGGAACAGTACGATATGGACTATCTTTTTCTGCAGAGATAACGAACTTAAGGCAGTTTGCTCGCTCTAATACTTCATCACATGGCTTTATGTAATGGCTGGCAACACCCTTCTTTTCTACACACTTTGGTGAACAAACAAGTATTGTGCTTTCAGGAAGCTCAGTATGTAAGATACCGTTTGTTTCAATCTGTGATACTACAAATCTGTCTTCAAAAAACTCTAGTAATGGCATAAGATTTTGTAGTGAAGGTTCACCTCCTGTTAGTATCAAAGCAAGCTTGCCTTGAATCACCCAGTCTGGTATCCAACCCAAAAAATGATCGTCTATAACTTTATCTATTCTATCTCTAATTTCCAGGACATCCATCCAGTCTCCAGAGTCGAAATAAGTATCACAAAATGAGCAAGCGAGATTGCACTTTGCCAACCTTACAAAGACAGCAGGATAACCAGCAAGAGGACCTTCCCCCTGCAGGGTAAAGAAGATTGAAGTAATTAGGTATTTGTCTCCAGCTTCCTTAAAATACTTCTTGCCTACTATCTCATTTTTCCCAAACACTTTTAGTCCTCTTTCGCTGCCTGCTTGTCATATAGATACAAAGCTAACATGGTATAATGCATTGTCTTAAGCAAGTCATTGCGCTCTTGACCATCTTTCTTTCCTGATCTGGCAAGGTACTTAATACCATTACCCTTACAGAAGTCCTTACCCATACCCAGAGCAAATATCAAATCAAGTGATTGAACATTGTTCTCACCTACATAATGCTGTTTATAGGTTGCACTGACGTAATCAGTAAATTCCTTTAGTAGGGTCGCTTCGTCATACTTAAAAGGAACCGTAGGTGCCTTCTTTGGTTTATCATTCTTTGTCACTAATTTCTCCGATATATCTCGTAATGTTTGTCGTTGTTTAAATGCTTGCGACTCAGGGTAAAATCCCTTTTGCCAAAAATCAAACCATCTGCCTGTTGTTCTATTATAAACCATGCCGTCATTAAGTAGAATTAACTCAGCATTCTCTAGAAGCTCAATGGAAGTAGATGATTTTACAACTATCCAAAAGTTATCTTCAGCATAGTGCTTAAAAAGTTCAACGGTATTGCTGTTAACCAGCTCGTTTCCAAAACGTAATAAAGTCATCTTGTTCCAAAGAAGAACAACCAATCGCTATGATTTAGGTTGAAGGTTGATTTGCCTTGTGAAGATAAAACCTCTACCCAAGCTTCATATTCAGCTACCTTAGCCTTATGCCAAGCAACCTTATTCTGACATTCAGTCAGATCAGATGTAAGGTTATGATCTAGTGTTATTGTTGGTTGTTGATATGAATTTGAGATCAAACCAAATGATGAGTTTGCAGCAACTGATTCGTGGATTGTTAATCCCTTTTCTTTAATCTCTGCAAACTTCTCAGCTTGCTTCTCTAGCCACCACTTCATTCTATCGTCGTGATGACTCATCTTCTTGAAAGCAGCGTCAGTTAAAACGTCCGCTGTGTATGGGAATTGCCATGTCTCTTTCATAGTTCATACCTTGCTGAGTTGCCTTCGTGTTCCCAGACTTGGACAGAACGAAGTGTTACGGTATCATACCGCTCATAAATTTCTTTGCTTACATGCTCAAATACAAGCTGAGCTACTTTTTCACAGCCAACAGCATCAACAACACGAACATCTATGATGCCAAGTGCATCTAATTCAATTATCTTTTCAAAATGAGGATCATCAGTAGCTAACAGCGTAGTATGATCAAACATATGTTCTAGCCACGCCTTAAGCCATTTTAGGTTGCCAAAATCAACAACCCAGTTATTGGCGTCTAGCGCTTCACTTTCAAATACAAACTCAAATGCTAGAGGATATCCGTGCCAGCGTGAACAATGTGATTTAGCTCTCCATTGTCTAAAGCAGCATGAAAACCCGCTGCTATGTCCGTATTTCTTAGTACTTACGTGCTTCATTTAATCTTCTTTATATCATCCGTGTCTTCAGTTAGCTCTTGCATGCCCTTCTTCAGGTGCTTAAGACCACCACCAATATCTTCCATCAAGTGGCTGATCTTGTTTCTGCCAAACAGCAAAATAACCACAAGAACGACAATAGCCCAATGTCCAAGACTCATTGCACCCATCATTTTACTTTTTCCATTTTTTAAAGGCTTGGTCCCTGTGGAACCTATTAGCCTGGTTATAGAACAGCTTGCCTTCTAAATGCTCTAATTCATGTTGAAATATTCGTGCAGACATTCCAGTAAATGTCTGCGTTAGTGTCTCGCTATTTGGTGTTTGGAACCTGACTTTAACATGTCTAGGT